CTCTTTCGTTTTTCTCCGGCGAGATTTTTTGTTTATATTTTCCCACAGAGCTCTGCAGATGAATAAGGTCGTTAACGCACTACTAATTCTTTCTACAAAGGCAATGTGCTCACTAACAGTTGGTCAAGCAGACAATAATTTCTCCTGTTAAATATATGTTCTAAGCAGTTCAATTCATCTGCAGAACCCTGTGGGAAAGCATACGAAAGGATGATAACAATGGCAAAGAAAAAGACACAAATGGCACCTGCAGTAACCCCAGATGCCCAAGAGCAAAGATTAATCAATTTAGCTTACGGTCGAGCAGAAGAAATGCTCCTTGACGGCACCGCACCCCCATCAATAATCAATCATTTTTTAAAGATGGGTTCCTCAATACAAAGAACAGAGCAAGATCTTAAATCCAGCCAAGCAACTCTTGCCAAATCTAAAGCTGACCAAATTAAGAAGTCAGAAGACGACAAGAATTTAGCTGAAGCTGCAATTGCTGCTTTGAAATCTTATCAACCTAAGGAATGATTACCTACAGTGACATAGTAAAACTCGATGGTTATGCCGAAAGGCTTAATGCTCTTATCCTAAACGATTATGAGTATGACTCACCGCGCGAGGCCATGATGAAGTTTTACAAAAGTCGGCAATGGTTACAAGTTCGAGACAAAGTTATTAAACGAGATCTCGGTCAAGATTTAGCGGTTGAAGGTCTCTGGATCGAAGGTAAAATATTGGTACACCATATTAAACCTATCACATATGAAGACCTTATTAACAACCCTAAATTTTTGCTAGACGACAATTATCTTATTACAGTCTCCACGGATACTCACAACATAATTCATTATGGCAAACCAGAAGAAATTATTACGAGAACCCCAGGAGACACAATTTTATGGTAGGGGTGTAACATGAAAACTATATTTGAAGAAGTAAAAGATGCCTTAGATGTCCATGAAGAGGATACGGCGTTTGACACTGAACTTACACTTTTGCTATCAAGTACCATGTCAATACTATCACAGCTTGGCGTCCATGAGTCCGCTGATGTTAGGTTTACAAGAGAACTAACATGGGATGCTTATGAGGCATCGGCACATGATGGTGACTTTGATATGGTGAAGACGTATATTTTACTAAAAGTTCGATTGGGCTTTGACCCACCAACAGCTTCAACCCTTGCTTACATTAAAGAAGCAGTTAAGGAATTGGAGTGGCGAATTAAAGAATCGTACACGGGAGATTATGTCTATGAAGAACACAAATGAATTACACCACCATGGTATAAAAGGTATGCGTTGGGGTGTTCGAAGAAATCTTCAAGAGAAACGTAGAGCTAAGGCTCGACAAAAGAAGAGTCTTAAATCACGTATACGCGTCCTTAAAGAAAAAGCTAGTGCTGGTGTCTCAAAAGCGAAAAAGAAAACAAAAGCAACCAATCAAAAGATTAAAGGAGCAATAAAGAAGAAACAGCAATCACCTAGATCACAATTGGATAAAAATATAAAACGTTCTGTTCGACTAAATGAAGAAAACAAATTTATGAACTTCGGTAACAACAGAATGCTATCCAATGCGTCTAGACGAGAATGTAAGAAGATATTTAAGAATCGAGAAAACTATAGTTACGACGATTTAAAGAAATTATCTAAACGTTTCGAGGAAGAATCTGCAGTTTCAAATGCACTTTATCAAAGAACCAAACAGAAATCGGAATACGGCCGAATGTTTGCCAGAGCTGCTGTTAATGTGGCGTTTGACGGCGATTTAAAATACGCATCAGAACCAATGAAGCGTATCATCGATTCAACAGATCGAACAAAGTCAGCGGATGCTGTTAAACGTGATATGTTAAGAGCTGGCTTACAATCCATGGCAAACTATTCAAGAGACCAAGGTATCGATTTCTCAAAATTGGTTGGAACAATCGGAGGTAAAAATGGAAAGAAAAAATAATACTTTGCAGCACCATGGTATAAAAGGTATGCGTTGGGGTGTTCGAAGAAACCGTCCTTCCTCTTATGCAAGAAAGGCAGGTTCTAAAGCTAAAAAGATAAAACGAAATCAAAAGTCTATCGCTAAGCTTAAAAATAAATCTGCTAAATTTGGATACAAAAGCGCAAAGGCAGGAAAGAAGGCAGCTAGTTTAAACTATAAGCGACTCAAGACCCTATCCGCAAGTAAACGTAGCAAACTTGATAGCCAAATAGCTAAACAATTACGAAAGCAAGCCAGGTATCAAAAGAAATCTGCTAAAGCAATGTATAGAAGCCAGAAAAAGGTTGAACAAAACATGAAGCTAAGTAAGCAGATAAAATCTTTGCAAGCTAAACAAAAACAAAATAAATAAGAAGGGGATTTGAATGGCTCTATCAAATACAGCGATACCTCGTGAATACGGAAGGTTCCGAGATCAGGTTCTTGCTGGCGAAATCCCAGTTAATGAATTTGTGTCTATGGAGATGAACCGTATCGACTATCTTATAGAGTCCCCAGAATACTATTATGATGACGAAGCAATCGACGGCTATATTGAATTTTGTGAAAAGGAACTTACATTAGCTAATGGGGACCCACTTCATCTATTACCAACTTTTAGACTTTGGGCAGAATGCGCATTGGCATGGTTTTACTTTATAGATGAGGTTAGATGGAATCCGCAGTTAAAGCGAAATGAGGTTGTAACAACAAAGAAGCGTTTAACAAATATTCAATACTTAATTGTGGCGAGGGGTGCCGCTAAGTCCATGTACGCATCAACACTGCATTCGTACTTCTTAGTTTGTGACCCTGATTCAACACATCAGGTTGTAACCGCCCCTACCATGAAACAAGCCGAAGAAACTTTAGGTCCAATGAGAACGGCAATCTCGTTTTCAAGAGGCCCACTTTACAAATACATGACTCATGGTAACATTCTATCGAACACTTGGACTAAGAAGAAACTAGCATCTACGAAAAAGGGTATTGAGAACTTTGTAACGAATTCTCTTTGCGAAATCCGTACGATGTCGGTTGACAAACTTCAAGGTTTAGGTACAAAGATGAATAGTGTTGACGAATGGCTCTCTGGTAGAACTAAAGAAAATGTAATCGAGGCACTTGAACAGGGTGCAGGCAAGACCGGAGACTATTTAATACTAGCAACATCCTCAGAAGGTAACGAACGTGATGGTGTCGGAGATTCAATCAAAATGGAGTTAATGTCCATACTAAAAGGTGAATACTTCGCTCCAAACATTTCGATTTGGTACTACCGTCTTGACGACATTAAGGAAGTAGGCAATCCTGAGATGTGGCTTAAGGCCAATCCAAACTTAGGAGCCACTATAACATACGACCTTTACGAAAAAGACGTTAGAAAGATGGAGGCATTGCCATCTAAGCGAAACGAAATTTTGGCAAAGCGTTTTGGATTACCAATGGAAGGTGTGTCATATTTCTTTGCATACGAAGATACTCTAGTTCACCCACCACAGAACTTTGACAACATGGTATGTGCCATGGGAGCTGACCTTTCTCAAGGTGATGACTTCTGTGCATTCACATTCTTATTCCCGATTATGGGAACTGGCAAGTTTGGTGTGAAGACAAGAGCGTATGTATCGGATTTAAAAGTTAGAAGACTTCCTAAAGCAACGCAAGAGAAATACCAAGAGTTTATACGTGAAGGCTCATTAATAGTTATGGATGAACCTATACTAGATATGGATGCTGTGTTTGAAGACCTTGATCAACATATCATGGCACATCAGTACACAGTGTTGACGATGGGCTATGACCCTTATAACTCAGTCAGATTTTGTGATCTTTGGGCTAAGACTTATGGAGAGTATGGAATGGAAGTTGTTCGTCAGGGTTACCGAACAGAATCAGTTCCACTAGGAGAAATAAGCAATTTAGCATACGAGAGATTACTATTGTTTGACGAAGAACTAATGAAATTCGCTATGGGTAACTCTATAGTGATACAAGACACTAATGGCAACCTAAAGTTATCTAAGAAGCGTAATGCAGACAAAATTGATAACGTTGCAGCACTTATGGACGCTTGGGTTGCATACACTAGAAATCAGGGGGTATTCGAGTAAATGAAACTATCTGAACGAATATCACATGCTTGGAATGCATTTACTGGTAAGGACTCATTTGCCCCTCCACAAGAAGAAGCGATTGTCTATGGGCAACCACGTAGACCGATGATCTACAAAGCAAGCTCTTCAAGATTCGCATCGTCGATCTTTACAAGGATTGCTATTGATGTTGCCATGACAAGGTTCAATCACGTCAAAATAGATAAAAAAAATGAGGATCGTGAGATCATAGAATCCGGTTTAAACTATTGTTTGAATGTGGAAGCTAACATTGATCAAACGGGAATCGCATTTATCTTTGACGTAGCATACTCATTATTGGACGAAGGTTACATTGCAGTTGTTCCTGTCGATACTACTATAAACCCAAACGTTTCTGGTAGCTTTGACATTAACACAATGCGTGTAGCACAAATTATGGGATGGACCAACAAGTCTGTTCAAGTAAATGTCTATGATGAACGCACTGGACAGTATAGAAACATTTGGTTGCCTAAATCTACAGTAGCTGTAATTGAGAGTCCTCTTTATTCAATCATTAACGAGCCAAACTCTACACTTCAAAGGTTACTTAGAAAGATGGCAATCACAGACCAAAACGATAATCTATTCTCTCCAAACAGATTGGACATAATACTTCAAATGCCACAGGCTATAAGAACTGATAAGCAAATGAAAGATGCGCAAGCTCGTATTAAAAACATTGACGATCAGTTGGCTTATGGTAATAATGGTATCGCCTACATTGACTCAACTGAAAGAATTACGCAACTTAACAGACCTGCTAATTCACAAATTAATGAGACTGTTGAGAAGCTTAAAGCTGAGTTCTATAACCAATTAGGTTTAACACAGGCAGTGTTTGATGGTACCGCTACTGAGGCGCAACTAAGGGCGTATTACAATAGAACTATCGATCCAATACTGGAATTCATCATTGCGGAGATGCAACGTAAGTTCTTAACAAAGACCGCGAGAACTCAAGGTCACGCCATAGAGTATTATCGTAACATGCTTTCACTTGTATCTGCTGAGCAATTAGTAAGCTTAGGTGATACATTGAGGCGAAACGAAATCGCTACTTCAAATGAAATTAGAGACATGATGGGTCTTAAACGATCCAACGAGCCGGAAGCCGATGAGTTGAAGAATCCAAACATCGCTCCACAATCATCTATGCCATCCGCAACAAAGGCAGAAGGTGAACACACTCGCGACAGTCAAAATGGAGGAGAATCATGAGTAGAAACTATGACTTCGCCGGTTATGTAACAAAGAATGACATTCTATGTAGTGACGGCGTTACAATTAAACAAAACGCATTTGCTAATTCAAACGGTAAAAAGGTGCCACTAGTATGGAACCATAATTACGATAGACCAAGCAATGTTTTAGGTTATGTCACACTTAAACAAACCGATCTTGGTACGTATGGCTATGGATATTTTAATGATTCAGAAGACGCTATACATGCTAAGGAGATGGTTAAGCACGGTGACATAGCATCAATGTCTATTGGCGCTAGAAAAGTAAAGCGTCAAGGCACTAATGTAGTTCATGGAGAAATCTATGAAGTTAGTTTAGTATTAGCTGGAGCAAATCCAGGTGCATTAATAGATAGTGTGATGACACACGGTGACGGTCAGGATGAGGAAAGTATCATGTATACTGGACAGCTAATACACTCATCTGACGATGTCATTGAAGAAAAGGAGGACAAAGTGGACGAAAGCAATGCTCAAAAGAGCTTTTCACTTGATGACGTTATGAAAATGAGCGACGAAGAAATCGATGAGTTCGTATCTGGACTAAGCGATGAAGACGCCGCTGCACTAGCAGACGATTTAGGAATCGATGCAGATGACATTGAAGATGAGGACGAGGAGGATAATGAATCTATGAAACACAACATATTCAATGGAATGGAAGAAAATCAAGGAGAAGTATTCACACATGAAGATCAAGCAGTACTTCTTCAATCAGCAATTAGCGATAAGGCCGATTCTTTCAAAGATTACTTATTGCAAGCAGCTTATGACGAAGCTACACAAAAGCCAGGAGTAGATTACGGTATTACTAACATCGAGGATCTGTTCCCTGAAGTTCACAACTTAGACAGAATGCCAAAGATGGTAATGGATAAGAACACCTGCTATAAAGATATTATAAACGGCGTATCTAAATCTCCATTCTCTAAGATTAGAACAAGATATTTCGACATAGATATCGACGATGAAAAACAAAGAGCTAAAGGTTATGTTAAAGGTACTAGGAAAGTTGATGAAGTAATCAAAGTTCTTAAGAGAGAAACATATCCTACAACTATTTACAAGAAACAAAAGCTTGATAGAGATGATATTATTGAGATAACAGATTTCGATGTAGTTTCAGCTCTACAAGGTGAAATGAGAGTCCTACTTGAAATGGAACTTGGTAGATGTATTCTTGTTGGTGATGGTAGAGAATCTTCTTCTCAATTCAAGATCGATGAAGAAAAGATTAGACCAATCGCTACAGATGATGAAGTATATTCTATCAAAGCTGAGTACAAAGACGCTGAGAATTTCTTTGAAGCAGTAATCAAAGCTATGCCTGAATATGAAGGTTCTGGTAAGCCAACTATGTATATTGACCCTCAAGTATTAGCTGATGTTAAGCTACTTAAAGGTACTGATGGTAGATGGTTATCAGGACATATTCCATCTAATCAAGAAATCGCAACACTACTTGGTATGAGCGATATTAAGGAAACCACATTCCTTAAAGGAACTGGTAAAGTTATTGTTGTTAACCTATCTGACTACATTGTTGGTGCTACAAAAGGTGGACAAGTAACTTCATTCACAGATTTCGATATCGACTTTAACAAGTATAAATACCTAATCGAATCTAGGCTTTCTGGTGCTCTAACAGTACCTAAATCTGCAATAGTATTTAGTAAAGCTGGAGCAAAAAGCGGTTCTGAATCTAACCCACAAGGTTAAGGAGTAAGTCATGGCTAGGTATTCCGGGAAAGTTGGGTATGCCATGATGGCTGAAACCGAGCCTGGAATATGGACTCAAGTTTTTGAAATTCGTCGTATGAAGGGCGATATAGAACACGCAGTTGCAAGGACGTCCGAACCTACACAAGTTAATGAGAACATCACCTTGAATCTTAGGTTCAACCTTGTAGCTGACGAGTTCGCGTTCGAAAACTTTATGCATATTCAGTGGCTGGAATACGCTGGAGCAAAGTGGTCTGTAAACTCTGCTGAGGTATTCAGACGTAGAATAATATTAAACGTAGGAGGGTTATACAATGAACGATCGTAAGAAACTACACGATAGTCTACTCAAGTATTGTGACAATGTATATTATCAGCCTCCTACAAATATTGTGCTCAAGTATCCTTGCATAATATATACGAGGACAGCCGCGGATGTTAGGCATGCCGATGATAGAACGTACTCAGTAACTAGAAGGTACGATGTGACAGTAATTGAGACACACCCAGATCCTACAATACCTGAGATACTTAGAGAAAACTTTAGGTATCTCGAGGTTACAAGTAGGTATATAACTGATAACTTATACCATACAAAAATTAAACTATATTACTAAAAGGAGTAAACTATGGCAATGTTAAAATGGGACGAAACAGGTAAAAGACTTTATGAAAACGGTACTTCTCATGGTGTGTTATATCCTATGGAAGCCGATGGTAAATACGGCGTTGGTGTTGCATGGAACGGTCTAACCTCCGTTAAGCAATCACCAGATGGTGCTGAAGAGTCACCAATCTACGCTAACAACCACAAGTATATTTCAATGACTTCTGCAGAAAACTTCAAAGGTACTATTGAAGCATACACATATCCAGATGAATTCATGGCATGTGATGGTTCAAAAGAACTTAGCAAAGGTGTTTATGCAGGACAACAATCTAGAAAGAGCTTCGGTTTAACCTATGCTACAAACATTGGTAATGATACTGAAGGCGATGACTTTGGTGAAAAGATTCATATTATCTACCAAGCTAAAGTTGCACCATCTTCTAGAGATTACGAAACAATCAATGACGACCCTAATGCAATTACATTCTCTTGGGAATTCTCAACAGTTCCAGAGAGCATATCTGCAGAACTAGAAGCTAAAGGTATCAAACCAACTGCTTATATTTGTGTTGATACTACTAAAGTTTCTGAAAAAGGTGTCAAAGCACTTAAGGAAGCATTATACGGTGGCTCTGGTGAGCCAAAACTACCATCAATTGATGAGATATTACAATTGGTTGGCAAAGAAGAAGCCGCTAGTGGTACTGAAGAGAAACCACAGCAATAACATATAATAAATTAACAGGAGAATATTATGATTAAGAAAACTATAACTTATGTAGACTTTAACGGCAAGGAAAGAACTGAGGACTTCTACTTCCACTTATCTCTACCTGAAGCAACTAGAATGGTTGCCGAACTTGGAGCTGTGGGAGCAGATGACCTTAGCAAAGTTATTGAAAAGATAGCTGAGCAACAAGATTTTAAGAAACTCATCGACATATTTGACAAAATCATACTTTCATCTTATGGCCAAAAGTCAGTTGATGGTAAGTCATTTATCAAGACAGATGAAGCTAGAGAACTGTTTGCCAATTCAAATGCTTATGCGCAACTATTCGAAGAAATTGTTAACGATCCAGAAGGCTCTAAGACATTCTTCGAAGGAATTGGCACAAATGTTTCTAAGGTTTCAGCACCTAATGTACAACCATTAACAAGATGATTAAGTTAAGAACACCTGAAAAGGAGTTCTATGACGAAGTCACAAATACTTTTACTACCATCCCCGGTAAAACGTACAAGTTTGAACACTCTCTCATTTCCTTGTCGAAGTGGGAGAGTATAACTTGTAGACCATTTTTATCAGTTGATGGCGGGCAATTGCATGACGACGATCTGTATTTATATTTCGAATGCATGTGCTTTGATGATACGTTTTCTAGTAGTTATTTGAGTAGCGATAATATAAGAGAACTAACAACCTATGTAGACAGTACCCATACAGCTACAACAATACGTACAGCAGGTAGTACAGGCCCTCGAAAAGTAATTACATCAGAAGTCATATACGCCATGATGGTAGATGCAGGAGTTCCTTTCACTTGCGAAAAGTGGAATCTTAATAGACTCCTGACATTAATTAATGTAATTTCGGCAAGAAGAAATCCTAAGAAAATGTCTCGACAAGATATTTACAAACAGAACAGTGAGTTAAATAAATTGCGAAGACAGAAGTATAACACAAAGGGGTAACAGATGAGAGTACGTTTTGAGGATCGTGGAGATTTTACAAACATACGAGCATATCTTAAAAAGCAAATGTCCACAAATCATGATGATATTTTAGTGAAGGCTGGCGAATTAGGAGTTAGCTTACTTAAAAACAACACCCCAAAGCGTAGCGGAATTACAGCACAAGGTTGGGGTTACAAAATTGTAAATGAATCTAGCTCTCGTGAGCTTATATTTTTCAATAATGCGCACCCTGAACTTTCGGTAAATCTTGCGGTTCTTATTCAGTTAGGACACGGTACTCGAAACGGTGGCTACGTTCCGCCAGTAGATTATATTCGTCCAGCTATGCTTCCTGTCTACAAAATGGTCGGAGAGGCCATAAATAGGAGGCTTGGATTATGAGACCTATAGATGAAAAAATAATTGCAATGCGTCTCGACAATAAAGATTTCGAGGCTAATGCAAGACAATCACTATCTACTATGGATAGGATTAAAGCAGCATTTTCTAGAAATAAAGGAGCTGACGTCAACTTTGATGGCGCAGCTAAAGGTGCTCATGGTCTAGGAAGTGCCGTTGATGGAGTTACTCAAAAATTCTCCGCACTTAAGGTAATGGGTGTCACTGCCTTAGCTACCATAACTAATCGAGCTGTAGAAGCTGGGTTATCAATGGCTAGAAACTTCACCCTTAAACCAATAATGGATGGTTTCAATGAGTACCAACTAAAGATGAAATCTATCCAAACAATTCAGGCTAACACTAAAAAAGACGGCACAAAGATGAGCGAAATAACATCCACATTGGATGAGCTCAACCATTATGCCGACAAGACAATCTACAACTTTGCAGAAATGACAAGGAATATTGGTACCTTTACAGCGGCAGGTGTTAAACTACAACCAGCAGCTAAATCTATCAAAGGTATTGCAAACTTGGCAGCCCTTTCTGGTTCAACATCTCAACAAGCATCAGTTGCGATGTATCAGTTATCTCAGGCAATTTCTGCAGGTAGTGTTAAACTACAGGACTGGAACTCAGTAGTTAACGCTGGTATGGGTGGTGCGACATTCCAAGAAGCCTTGAAGCGTACAGCCCGTGCACATGGTATCGCAGTCGATGACATGATAAAGAAGCATGGTTCGTTCAGGGAGTCATTATCTGAAGGCTGGATAACAGCGGATGTATTGACAGATACTCTTGAACAGTTAACCATGAGTACTGAAGGCGTTACTAAGGCAACCATTGATAGTTATAAAGCACAATTAAAGAAGAAAGGTTATAACGATCAGCAGATAAAAGACATCTTAGAGTTGGCTACCGTTGCGGAAGAGTCAGCTACTAAGGTAAGAACCTTCGAACAGCTGTTTGATGCGATGGGTGAGTCCATTGGGTCAAAATGGTCTGATTTCTGGGAAATGTTAGTTGGTGATTTTGGAGAAGCAACCGATAGATTAACTGCTATCAGTAGTGTATTCGAGAAAGCCATGGATAAGACCTTCAATGCATTCTTAGCCAACATGAAAAAGTTCAAAGACATGGGTGGTATCAAGAATCTTTGGAAAGGTTTTAGTAATATTTTCCGAAACTTCAAAGAAGTGTTCTCGGCTATTGGAGAAGGATTAAAGCATTTCATTCCTCCAGTAACCGTAAAGCAGATGTACAAACTATCTGAAGCATTTGTCGAATTAACCGAGAAAGCAAGAGTTCCTAAACCAATACTTGAGGGAATAACCAAGACCCTATCAACAATGGGTGATATTTTCCAGAATGTCTTTGGAAAGGTTACTGGTGGCTTAAAGTCTTTCTTAAAGCTAGTCCAGAGTGTTTTTCAAAAGTTATCATTCCAGAAAGTAATGAACTCATTCAAAGGGTTTGCTAATATTATAGGATCTTTTGTAAAAGGAAATGCTATATTAAACAATGCATTCAATAGAATGAAGTCTACAATAACTGGTATAGCATCATCACTTGGGCAATTGCTCGAACGTTTCTTTGGTATTAAAACAGCATTTGCATCCAGTGGAGAAGGCGTAGACTCCTTTGCAAGATCGTATAAGTCATTAGGCGATTCCTTAAAAGACGGAAGTATTTGGGAAGCTGCTAAGAACGGCATTCAAACTTTTGGCAAGAAGTTAAAAGACCTTGGAAAGAATCTTCTTGGATTCTTGAAAGGTGACATGAAATTCTCAGACGTTGTTAAAGAACTGTTTGAAGGATTCGATGGACCAGAATTGGACATCTTTGGTGGATTCAAATCTCTTAAGGATGATCTTCATGGTTTGGCAGATTTAGCAAGAGAAGCTAAACGATCTGTAACAGAATTGTTCAATTGGGACGACTTTAAAGTATTAGCAAATTTAAGTCTTATCGCTATGGAGGTTGTCGCCCTAAAGAACATTATTAACACCATTAAGACACTAACTGAAAGAGCCAGTTTGATAACACCAAATGTTAAAGCCTTTGCCGATGGTTGGAAGACATTCACAGGTGCGTTTAAGCAGAACATGAAAGCCCAATCTATGAAGAGCATTGCGCTAGGTTTGGTTGCATTCGCTGGTGCTTTGTTTATATTATCACAGATTGACCCAGATAGACTTATGGGATCACTAGTAGCAGCTGCAAGTGGTTTAGCTATGCTAGCTGTTACACTAAAGATGCTTGAGAAGATAAAGTTCAGTCCTAAAGACGCTTTCTCATTTTCAGCTAGTGTAATTGGTTTATCTGTATCCATTGTCGCTTTGTCTTACGCTTTGAATAAGTTATCTGAAATAGATATTGAGAAGCTAATGCCAATTCTTACAATGGTTACATTATTCATGCTTTCATTGAAGGTAACCGCTAAATCTATAAATGCAGACGTAGTTGCCGGTATTGCGAAGATGTCTGGTTTGGCATTAGCCTTAGCGGCATCAATGTTAATACTAAGTTTTGCCTTAAGAGGATTTAGTGAATTAACTGGCGATGATGTTCTTAAAGGTCTTGGAACCTTCGGTGCATTAATAGCTGGGATGGCAGCCTTAACAGCCATCAGTAAAGGTGCTAACTTAGCTGGTATGTCAGGTGCTATATTATCACTATCATTCTCTATGATGGCGCTATACGTGCCTATTCGTTTATATTCTCGTATGGAATGGAGCGAACTAGCTAAAGGTATAGGAACTATCGCAGCATTAGGTTTAGCCATAGGTGCATTTGCAAGAATCTCAAATGGCAACTTAGCCGGTGCTGGATTTGCACTACTGGCCTTCGCAATTGGTATTAACGCACTAATTAAACCTATTAAGACATTTGGTGAAATGGATCTTAAGTCATTAGCCCAAGGTCTTCTAGCTTTATTTGGAGCATTTGCAGTTGTCGCTGGTGGTGTTGCATTAGTTGGTGCAGTAGCTGCCGCACTTAAGCCAGTCGAGTTCTCACTATTGAGTCTTGGCAAAACTATATTAGTATTCTCTGCGTCAGTTGCATTATTTGGTGCAGGCATATTAGCGTTAGTTACAGCAGCTAAGATGCTAACTACTGTAGGTCCTGGTATCATTGCAGGCTTCGGTAAACTTATTGAAGGTGTTGCTATTGCTATACGTGAAGCAGTACCTATAATTGCTGATGCACTAATAATGATGCTGATCGACTCATTGAAAGTATTAGATGAGAACATAGAGCAATTCGTAGACATATTAGCCAGAGTACTTGTAAAAGTATTCAATAAACTTGCGGAGCATGCTGAGGAGATCACACAAGCTTGTATCAACCTCATTAAAGCTATTGGTAGATGCTTAGCTATGGCGTTCGACCAATTATCTGTTGGTGACTTGTTCCTTGCAATTATGTCAGTTTATGCCATCACTAAGGTAGCAAAAGCCGTACAAGGCTTGAAAGAATTGATGCCTGGTGCTCTGAAAGGTATTGCATTAGCTGGTATACTAATTGCTGAAGTTGGAGCAGTCTTAGCAGCTATAGGACTTTTAAGGAAGATACCTGGAGTTGCTGAAGTAATGGATAGCGGTGTCGAGTTCTTAATAGACATTGGCAGAGCAGTTGGTGGTTTCATAGGCGGCATTGTCGGAGGTGTCGCTGAAGGAGCAACTAAAGGCCTACCACGAGTAGCTGAGAATCTTTCAGGCTTCGCAGAAAACATTAAACCATTCATTGACATGAGCAAAGATGTACCAAGCGATCTTGCAGTCAAAATGGAGGGAATTTCCTTAGCGATGAAGAACATAGCAGCCGCAAGTATCGGTAATGCTATTGCGAACTTCATTGATAAGATAGGAGGAGGCGGTTCAACAGAGTTATTTGTGTCAGAGCTTACTGCATTAGGCAGAGGTTTGAAACAATTCTCTAATGAAACTGCTGGAATAAATATTGAGAACGTTAGCTTATGCGTACAAGCTGTAGACAAACTTGTGGAGATCAATGGCTCGCTTCCAGCACTTGGGGGTATCGCACAATTCTTCACAGGTAACAAGAGCTTTGAAACATTTGCTAGCGGCATCAAATCATTAGGTAAAGCCATAAGGCAATTCGCTAATGAGATGGCAGGTATTGATATTACTGCGGTGGATGCTGGTGTTAGAGCCGGTGACAAACTAGCAGAACTACAAAACTCACTGCCTAAGTTGTATGGCCTAGTACAACTCGTTACTGGTCAGGGAGACATTGGAACCTTTGGTGAAAACATCGCCCGATTCGGCAAAGGCATTAAACGTTTCTCAGACTCAGTTGTTGGAATTGATATTCAGGCAATCGCAGACGGCGTTAGAGCTGGTGAAGAGTTATCTAAACTCCAGAGTACCTTAGGTTCTACTGGTGGATTGTTAACCTTATTCACAGGTACTAGCGACCTTGGAACTTTCGGAGCTACCATATACAATTTCGGTATGGGCATCCGTAGATTCTCAGATGCAGTTGCAGGTCTCGACATGACTTCAATCCGAATGGCATTGCAGGCTGTTGAGGACTTAAATGACGTATCAATCTCAAACATTAGCGGACTAGAGCAAAACACCGGTGGTCTTGTAGCATTCGGTCGTAGGATGAAAGAACTTGGTAAGAACTTAACTGGGTTCCCTACAGACACATGCAGACAAGCCGGTAGTGCTATTAAGAAGTTGTCAGACGACGTTAAAGGTCTTGCTAACATAAACGTTGGCAACATTACAGCATTATCTAATGCGCTTGGTCAAGTCGGAGACAAATCGATTAACAAGATACAAAATTCCTTTAGAAATGCACAAGGTCAAACCGAATCTGTCATTAGAGGATTCTTAAATCGTTTAGCTTCAACCATTAGGAGCACCGGTGGTACTCAATTGTACACTGCCGGTACCCAAATCACCAATAAGTTTGTACAGGGTATAAGGTCACGTACAGGCGCTGTTTCATCTGCAAGTAGTGCTTTAGGTGCTGCTGCACGAAGTGGTGTTTCAAGAGTTAACTTATACGGCTATGGTGCTAATGCTGGAGCTGGATTTGCGAACGGATTAAGAGGTCAGTACGGAAGAGTTTACAACGCGGCAGCGAATCTAGCGTGGGCTGCTTCGAATGCAGTAAGAAGAAACTTAAGCATACATTCACCTTCAAGAGTAATGTATGGTCTGGGTGACTTCACAGTTGCAGGTTTTGTAAACGCAATGCTAGACGGTGTCGATTCAGCTAAGGAAGCCGGAACATCTTTAGTTGACGGAACAATCGATGGCGTTAAATCATTGGCTTCTGACTTTGCATCCTTAGTAGATGACGAATTCACTGCTCATCCTGAGATTAAACCTGTAGTAAACTGGGATGAGTTTGACCCAAGTGCCCCTGACAGTTCTACCAACGTATACGGTCAAAATGGTGGAATTCTCTTAGGAACTAATGATCAATCTTTGGCTATGAATGTTATGCCAGGTATAACCTCTACCGCAACTACTGCTGGCGGCTCAGTTATCAAGAACTATCACATTGATAATAGGGGCATGCTTGACGGTGCTATATTCCAAGTAAGAGAAGAAAGCGATATTCATAAAGTAGCTAAAGAACTTAATAGATTAGAGAATGAAGAACTATATAGAAAGGGAATCGTCACATGATAGTTTTAACAAACCGTCGACGTTGGCTAAATGATGATATTTTGGACCTCACCACTCAATTCCCTGGGTGGGGCGTCCAATGGGACAGAGATGAGGATAGGCTCGCTTATGAAAGTGGAGCCGTCCAAATCCCTGGCGGTAGATTCTACAACCTACATGCAGTCCCAACGTTGACAAAAATTAATATCGTAATGATTACAAACAATCTATCTTTATACCGAGCAGACGAAGTTGCATCTAAGATAACTGATTGGTGCATCTATTCGGACGGGTCTCCTAAAGTTCTATATGCGTCTAAGGAGTATGATCGTCGATGGAGTCGAAAGGTGATGCTTACAGGTATTAAGATGGATTATGGAACTAAGTTTCACAAGATAAATCTAGAGTTCTCATTAGTAGACAATAGATGGTATGGTGAGAACAAAACATACACTGAAACAAACATCACATTAGACCCTATTAACAAGAACAAAATCAAATGGAACCAATCAGACTCTAAGTACTATCCAGTCGATTACGAGATAAGAGTTGAAGCGGACATGAAGGGTAAAATCTACTTGGAAGACCCAATAGTTTACTATGATGCTCCAAGCAAACACATTATGCTAATTGACACTAGGACGTTTCAAGGGGTTGAGCAGAAGCCATTTATTGTAACACTCGAATCAGAAAGACATCGCCTAATAGTTGGTGGACAAACGTATCCATCACCAGTTAAGCCTGGCACAGTACTAGATAGAGATATTACGATCCATGGAACTGGTACGGTTTCGAAGATAGAAGTAACTTATAGGGAGTGCAAGATATGATTAAAGTTTATAAAACCTTGCAAGAGTATATTGCTAATAAACATAAGTTCTTTACAATCCCAGGTTCTGTCAAACTACGTTATAAGAAACATGCGCTACAACTGTGGGAGGCTAATGTAACAGTATTCTCTGATAACATCGTATGCCAATTCATTGACGAGTGGTGCTGGATGGATATTTCAGACGATGATGGTGAATACATTGGTATGTTTAAAGTTACCAAAATTAAAGAAGAATATCAAGGTGGTGTGTCAAAGACAAACTACCAATTAGTTCATGCATTTTCTACGCTTATGGACGATCCATTTTTGATGAATGATGTTCGTTCCGAGTACACCTTTGATACATTGAACTCGCATGCTTTAATCAACTTTATGATAAGCCAACAGCAAACACCACATTGGCAATTTGTCCCAATCGCATATTCCGGTGATACAACTGACGTTCATCTTAAGAGGCAGAATGGTTTGCTATCTTATATTTATCAAGCACTTGCGGAGATGGGTCCGAAATACACTATGCTATTTGATACCACATCATATCCTTGGAAGTGTAAGGTAAAAGAAGCTAAGGCATCTATCGAATGTCGTGTAAGAGAAGAATACAACCTACTACAGTATAGTATGGACAAGGACTACGCTCCATACTACAACCGTTTGTATATTTATGGTGAGGAAGATATTCTTGGTGCGCCGATCCCAGATCATAGAGAGCCTATTAAGAAGCCTAAAATAACATCTGATATGTCAAAGAAACAAGTAGATGCGGCATGGAAGAAATACGATGAGGCTATTAAGAAACGCCAAGAGGAAGATGCTAAGCGTAAAGCAGACGATGAAAAAGCTTGGAAAGAGTATAATAAGAAGTATAAGGAATGGGCCGCTAATCAGACAAAGATGACTGAGAAGCGTGACAAAGCACTTAAGGAAAGACAGGCTGCTATTGCTAGAGGCGAGAGGCCTGAAGGTGGATATTTTAAGAATCTACCTCCTAGAGCATCAACTGTTCCACCACCAGAGAAACCAAGCCTTCAAACAAGGGAAACCAAGTCAAAACCACTTTCCATATCTACATTGAATGATGGTAAACCATATATTGAAGACCCAGAAGAAATTGCAAAAAGAGGTATCATAAGTAGAGTTGTTGAGTTTAAAGATGTAAAGAACCAACAGTTACTTATGGATATGGCTACACGAATGTTCGAGTCAAGACAAGCAAGAACCTTAGACCTTTCTATATCTGCTGTTGAGTTAAACAAAATGCTTGAAACTGATATTCCACTTGATGATTTTCATCTAGGCCAACACTTACTTATGCAAACAAAAGATAATGGTGACTTTGATCTAGTTATAGTAGGTGAGGGCAAAGAAGACGTATACGGTGCGCCTTATGACATTCAGTTAGATATTTCTGAAGTTAAAAACGCTAATGGATCGCCTAAATCAAGTCCAGTAGTAATGTCTCCTTACGATAAGGTACTTATGCAACTTGATACGTTACAAAGAGACGTTATGGCTGCTAGACATTCAGCAGATGGTAAGAACACTATTTACACTGGTCCATTAGAGCCTCAGGACCCAGAAATCAATGATGTTTGGTATAAGACCATTACAGATCCAGTAACCTTTAAGACTGAGACTGAGATGTATATTTATAACGGTGCCATATGGGTTAATCCGTTCGATAGTCTGAAGCAGGCAATGCAAGATATCCTCAATAACGAGAAAGAGCTTGACTTTCTTAGAGAAGAGGCTGAGAAATCAGCTAAAGAACTTGAGAGAGCAATTGAGGATGCAAAAGTAAGTCTTATAGGTGATATTAAAGAGAACCAAGAGACTATTCGCAAACTCAATGAGGACCTCGAAGTTAAGCTTGGAGATCTTCAAACAGCAATTGACAAAGCTAATAACTCTGCCGCTAATGCCGCAGAAGAGGCTAAGAAACTGTTGGCAGGTGACATAGAGGCTTTAAAGACTGAGTTAAATCAGAAAGTAGCAGATGATGTTGCTGCTCTAGAGTCAACTATCACACTAGCGACAGACAAGAAAATTGCGTCAGCTAAAGAAGATTTACTAGCACAAGCGCAAACCATAGGCGACGGTGTTAAGACTGAAATCAATGCCAAGCTTGGAGAACTAAGTGCAACTGTAGCAGAAACCAAACAACAAGCAGATGCTTTAACTACTAAAGTAAGTGAGGTTAAGCAAACAGTTGACGGGTTCAGTGCCAGAATACTAGCTTCTGAAGAAACATCTGAAGCTAACAAAACAAAGATCGCACAAATTCAAAATAGCGTCGATTCACTTAGTAGTACTATCTCAGACATCTCAACAAGTACTGATGGAATAGAGAAACGACTATCTACAGTTGAACAGACAAGCACTGAACTTAAAACTCTAATAGAAACAACCCAAGAAAATCTCGGGGGTAAAATTTCGAGTCTCAATTCTAGAGTAGAGACTGCTGAGGGTAGTCTTGCTACAATTAGTAAAACTAATGAGGAAAACTCTACAGCAATCACTTCTATGAACAAACGACTATCAACTGCTGAGGGCAATATTAGCTCTATTAGTGAAAACGTTGATGGGCTTACAACCAAAACTAATACCATAGAGTCGACTGTAGACACTAACAAAGCCACAATAGCTTCACAGAAAGAAGAGATTGATAAGGCGGGCAAGAAGATTACAACTCTATCATCGTCACTGACTCAGACGCAAGATCAGGTATCTGGTATCATTACTAACTATGCTAAGAAGACCGATTTGAAAGGCTTAGCAACTGAGGAGTATACTCAAACACAAATTAATGCTAAAGCCGGTGAAATTAACCAAACCATATCAAGCCAAAAGAAGGCAATTGATGCGAACACAAATAGTATATCTAGCCTAAAGCAAACAGATACATCAATCAAAGCTGATATCGAACAATTAAAGAAAGATCAAACCGGAACAACAACTAAGATTAGTTCATTTGAACAAACATTAGATGGCATGTCAACTACCGTAAGTACTGTTTCGAGTGATCTTGATAAAGCTAAGGAAAACATATCTTCAAACACATCTAAGATAAATCAGACAGATAGCAAGATACAAACAATTGTAACTGATTACGCTAAGAAGACTGATTTGAAAGGATACGTAAATGAGTCAACTGTGAGCACCATAGTTACACAGAAAGTTGGAGAACTTACTACCACACTTCAAGAGGATGTTAAGAAAACTAAAGGCGACGTATCAACTCTAACTACTAAGGTCAATACGACCAAGCAAACAGTTGATGGTATGAGCTCTAAGATAGCCACCTATGAGAATTATGGTGATGGCACAGGTGTGATAAACACACTAAACTTCCTAAAGAGAGATATTTCTTCACTAACATCAGACATTGAAAACAAAAATTACATGTCAACCATTAACCAACAAGCTGGCAAAATATTATTTAGAGTTTCAAAAAATGGTGATGGCAAGAAACAGGGATATTTAGCAATCACCGAAGAAGGTGCCATAATGGATGCCGCATTCATAAAGACTGCACATATTTCAGACATGTCCGTAACTAATGCAAAAATAGCTAGTTTAAGTGCTGATAAGCTTACTGCCGGCACTATAGATGCTAGCTTAATACGAGTAATCAATCTAGATGCTTCTAACATTACTACTGGCACTATTAGCGGTCACAATAGTGAATGGAACTTGAACTCAGGTCATTTCCGAAACGGTAAAACTCGCGAACAATACATCCCAGGTGTTGTGGAATATGACCCTAGGCCGATTGACCAATTGACACGAGGTCCAATGTTTTCTTCGATTGAAATGGATTATGGTATGATGACATTTAGAAAGCAAGGTAGAAAGTTAGTTACAATGGACTATTATGGTATTGGATTTTGGGGGACTAAAAATTACAGTACTGCAAAAGAGATTCCAGAGTCAACATTGTATGCAGATATAGAGGCGGAAATGTTTGGGTCTTTATCACCGGGTTGGTGGGGTTCCGATAATATAAAAGACGCTGACGATGCGAACGTAGGGCTTAAAAATCTTGCCTTACGTCATAATGGACAAAGCACTTTAACGATATCATATCAATCGGAAGAAGCAGAAACAACATATTACCCATATGTCGCATTTGATAATAGAAAAATACTAAATGGATCAATGGGTGGAATGACATGCTATCAGCCAGCAGATTTTAGAGATGCCATAGTCTCAAGAAAAATGATGATAATTGCAGGGTCATTAACCCAATTCAGAGCGGTTAAATCAAATCTCTATGACAACAGCGGAGACGATAAAGGCCTATTCTTAGGAAAATGGAAGTCTTGGGGATTGCTAATAAATGAACGTGGAATATTTTGGATTAGTGGTGCAGCAGCTTGGGGAGGCAAAGGCGTATCCAGAACTGATCGACAAAACGCAGCATTGAGAATAAGCAACGCTGGTGATAGACAATATCAAGGCGGATTATGGTATATTCAATCAGTAGATTAAACAGGAGGATTACATGAAAATAAAAGAACTTAATACTATAGGAATAGGACTGCGAGCACTTGGAGATTTGCCAATTAAAGGTGGATTAAAATTTAAAGTTGCTAGGAACATTAAAATGGCAGAAGATATTTTAGTAGATGCAATGGGATCAATCACTAATGAAGAAGATGAAAGAGAAGTTATGGAAACAAAGGTTGACGTAGAGTTTCTTAAATTCACAGAACCTGAATTGGAACCATTAGAAGTTGATTCAAAAACTATATACATGCTTCTACCAATTATCATATTCCAAAATGATAATAAAGAAGTGGAGAAGCTGCTATAATACTAGATTAAGGAGGCTAATATGAGTCAATTAAGAGCCGTATTTGCAGATCATGCTATTACCTGGATTGTTGGGCTGTTTTTCACAGCCATGACATATTTAGTTAACAATGCAGTTCGATCAATTATTAAGACTCAAAAGTTAAAGCAGGAAGCGATCCAAGCAGAGTCATTAGAGCAAGAACAAATAAAGGAGGGTCTAGTTACCCTCTTGCGATTTCGAATCGGAAGACTTTGTGATGCTGTCAAGGATCGTGGCACAATCACAGCCGATGAGCGTTATGATCTATCTTACATGTTCCACACATATGAAGCACTTGGTGGAAATGGAAAAACTAAGATGATGGTTGACTTTTTACTTGAAAAGTACGATATTCAACTAGAAGATAGGGAAGAAAGGCTTGAAAACCTGCAAAATCGCCTTTAAGGGGTCTAACAGCCTCTTAGAGCGATTTAATGCGTTTCAACAAGTGTTTATATTCTGGAAAAAATAAAAACGCTTAGAACGCAAAATAGAGCGTCATATTTTCTGGAAGGAGGACAAAATGACAGAAAACACTGACAAAACACTAGATTACGATCAATTACCAGAAGAAATGCAAGAAGAACTGTCTTGTGGGTATGACCCAGACGAAGAAGAGGAGCCAAAGCATGAGTAATAGTAAATTAATAGATGGAACTCTCTTATCACCAAACCATAGTGGCAGAAGAAAGAACAAGATTACAAAGATTGCTATCCATCACACTGCTGGTATTATCGGTGGTTGGAACCTAGCAAAGATATTTGTACCAAGATCTAGGCAGGCATCAGCTAACTACAACCTAGGTAGTGATGGGGTGCTTATATTAGGTGTTGATGAAGCTAATAGAGCATGGACTACTTCCAGCAGTTGGTGTGACAACAGAGCAGTTACAATAGAAGTTGGTAACAGTACTGGTGGCCCTAGATGGCTAGTGTCAGATAGGGTCATTGAGAAGCTAATCCAACTATGCGTTGATATTTGTGAGAGGAATGGCATTTACCCTTGCACCTACACAGGTGATTCTACAGGTACATTGCAAATGCATAGATGGTATGGCTACACAACCTGCCCTGGTCCATATTTAGCTGGCAAGTTCTCATATATTGCCAATGAGGTAACTAGAAGGCTTAAGGCTAAGAAGACTGGTAAGAAAGTTGACCCAGTACCTAAAGTAAATGTTACTAGTGGCAATCTATATAAGGTAACTGCTAATGCACTAAACGTAAGGTCTCAGCCAACAACTGATTCACGTGTTAATACCGTAATTCACAGGAATGAGATCTATACTATAATAACTACTCAAGGATCATGGGGCAAACTTAAATCAGGAGCTGGCTGGGTTCATATGAACTATATGGAAGCCATTAATAAGAAACCATACAAAGCACCTGCTCAAACAATTTGTGTAGGAGATAAGGTAAAAATTCTCGGGGGTAAATATTCAACCGGTGGTTATATTCCAGGATGGGTTCTAAAGCAGAATCATATTGTTAGCCAGATTAGTGGAAAGAAAGCCCTATTAGGCGCTAATGGTGGAATTAACTCTTGGGTGCCTATAGACAATATTAGGAGAGTATGATGAAATCCTTTAAAGAGATATTTAACATGAAAGACGAAACCTACGATAAACTACAGTGGTTATTTAGAATAGTCTTCCCAAAACTATTGGTATTAATAGGCGTAGTTGGGCAAGTACTAGAATGGAGTCACACAGCTGTGGTTCTAACAATCCTAGGTGCTATATTTGCGTTCGTTGGTGAATCATTAGGAATTGCCAGCGATCTATACCAAAAAGAGGAACAGGGTCTACAATGACCCTTTCTTTTTCGCATCTTTTACAACACCTATTATGAAAGAACTATAAAATATTTAAAAAGGAGATTTATTATGAAAAAAATATTTAAAAGTTTAGAAGAACAAAAGATTGACGTTATTAACCAAATTATGGAAGAACGAGCAAAAGATAAACCAGATCAAGCAAAGATAGATCAGTTATATGAGGAAAGAACAAAGATACTATGCAGAATTGAGCAACGAGACAGAGCATTAGGCTATGGCAAAATTGCTAAGGACGCAGCAGTAGATTTCGCCAAAATCACATCAACTGTAATCGTAGCTAACTGGGTTATGAAGAAACTCGACTAACATAGTAGGGCTAACAACGCCCTTCTTTTTTTTTTGTCTTTTAAAATCGCATGTTTTACAACACCTATTATGAGAGAAACTAAGAGCGGTGAATTGACACTTTAGAAGATCAGGAGACTGGATATTATCGTGAGATAATTAACAATGACGAGATCGTAGTTTCTCTTCTTTTTTTTTTCGTATCTTTTACAAGTGTTATTATGAAAGAATGAACTTTAAATAATTAAGGAGGAATTTATGAAATTTAGAAAGAAAGAAGAACGAGTTGATTACACAGAAAGTTTATTGAATCAAAGGGAAGAGCTTACAGCACAACTTTTAGAGGAAAGCAGTAAAGCAGAACCAGATGAGGCAAGATTAACAGAATTGCTTAGTCGTAGGGACAGTCTCACTAGAGAGATATCAAGTGAATTAGATTTTCTAAAGAACTTAGATTGGCTTAAAGGTGGAATTAGAACTATAGCTAGCAGTTGTGCGTTATTCACTGTCGGCACCTTGGTTATGGATAAACTGAAAGACAAATAAGAGTTGGGCTTAGGCCCTTCTTTTTTTTTTCGCATCTTATACAACTACCATAATGAAAGAGAAAGGTAGGTATATTATGTTAACAACTATTTTAGGAATGACAGCACTAGCTGGAAGTATTATATTAGCAGTTATTGGTAAAAGATTACTAAAAGGAGTTGGTGAAAAATTAGCCGACATCTTAGAAGATTTATTATAGAGAGCCGCAAAGGCTCCTATTTTTTTTGTTTCGTATCTTTTACAACTGGTATTATGAAAGAACGAACTATAAAAATCAAAGGAGAATAATATGGCATTATTTAAGAAATTGTTAAAACAAGAAAAAGAAGACAAAAGTATTGAAGCGAGGGTTATGAACAGAATTCAGAAAGACAATGATAGAGAGGTTAAGAATCAAGACTATTATAACAAACTGTTGGAAGATAACAACAAGTTACTACAGCAGGTTATAAGAAGACTGGAGGATTAATCCTCTTTCTTTTGTTTATATTCGCATAAATTACAACCCTTATTATGAAGAGACATAATGAAAGGAGAATTAGAATGTTAAGAATCATTATATTACTATTAATAATTAAGTATTTATTAGACGCAATTAATGAGGTACAAGGCAACTAAGGAGGTAATTATGGATAATCAAACAAGAAGAAGATTAAAGAGAAACACAAGAATGAGAAGAAAAAGAGAGAACATTAGGACTATGTATTGGGTTATACTAGCAGTTATATTAACTGTGTGCATACTCTAATAGCAGAACCTAGTGTTCTGCTTTTTGTTTATATTCGCAAAAATTACAACCACTATAATGAAAGAGAGAAGTAGTAGAAAGGAGAATTGAAATGTTAGAATTAATCATCGCATTACTATTTATCAAATTCATGGTGGTTTCAGTAACCAAATTTGTAAAAGACAGATAGAGTTTAGGCTCTATCTCTTTTTTTTCGTAGAAAGGAGACATAATGACATACGAAGAAATGAAAGCAGCTAAGCTGAGACAAGAAGGAATTGAACCAGAACCAATGCTTAAAGATAAAGCTTTGGCATTTTGGAATTCAGAGGATGGAAAGAAGTTACAATCGGGGTTCAAAGATGGTATATTTTACGCAATAGGCTACACTGTTGGTAAAAGCACCGGAAACAAAGCCCTTAAGTTATTAATGGATTTCATGCAGAAGGAGTAGACATGGACGTAGTATCTTACTATATTTTAGAGATGCAGTATCAGGAAGCAAAGATGAAAACACTTCGAAAGTATAAACAACTACTTGAGGCGTATGATAACCCAGCTATGACAAGTGATGATATTTTGGATTTGTCATATGACATTGCTGCGGGCAACAAGGTTTGCTTAGATTTAAGAGACTCTCTTATGAGGCTAACCGCAAGAAATACAACCACTATAATGAAAGGAGAGTCAATATGAAACTTAAAAGCAACAGAAATGAACTCAAGAAGAAAATTGAATTTATGATGGAGGAAACAGATGATATTGATGAACTAGCAAAATTATCAAAGATAAGAGAGGAATTAACTCTAATCAATTCAGTGACATTTAAAGACGTAGCAAAAGTCGTTAGTGGATCAGCTATCGCAATCGCAGTATTAGCGTTTGAGAAAACTGATGTAATAACAACTAAGGCGTTTGGGATTGGTACAAGAATGATGGATTAATTCCATCTCTTTTTTTTCTGTTAGAAGGAGGTAAAATGTATAGATGTGCACCATTGGACATGTACAATTATTCATTTATATATGATGCGGATCGCATAGATGCAATTCATTTATATTTTGAGTTCGATGACATGGCCACATTAGCAAGCGTGTCGACGGATATTACATCACACGACAACTTGATATATTTAGAAGGTAAAAGATTCAAACAACAAAAACAAACTATTATTAAAACTAATGACGGTTATATTTTGGAGATTAAAGTTAAGATGTTTCAAATCGCACCCCGTAGGAGAGTAACAAATGAAAGAATACAACAAAGTAAAACAAGATCAAACTAAACCAGAGGAGAAAGCAGAAGAATCTAAGCAACAATCTGTCGTAGACAGTAAACCACATAAATTAGTTGCACAAGCAAGGCCGGTTCGAAAGAACGTATTCTCAAGAGTTGGTCATGCTATATTTGGTCCAGATGGACTGAAAGGAGTTGGTAGATATGTAGGAACAGAAATTGTAGCTCCAGCTATAAAGGGTGCTATTGTAGATAGTGTAGTAGCCTCTATTAACGCAATTATCTATGGTAGTGACGCACCTAGGACAAGGAGCGCAGGGCCCAGAGCGTATGGTGGATACACAAACTATAACAGACAGTATAGTGGATCACCTATTACGAGAACTGGTAACCAGTATACTAGAACAGTCATGGCAGCGAATAGAATACAAGAATATGAGCTACCTGACAGACAACAAGCGAATGATGTATTAACATCGCTTAGAGAAATTGCTGACAAATACTCAGCAGTATCAGTAGCAGACTATTACGAGTCTATTGGTGTACCTGTAGAATACACAGATAATAACTATGGTTGGGAATTACGAGATCTCGACACAGCCAGAGTTAGAAGCACACCACACGGATTTATAATAGAATTGCCAAGACCAAGGAGTTTATAATGGAAGTTATATTTGGGATCTTGCATCTTGGATTATTGTTCCTAGCAATAGGAGCAGCATTCTTAGGTGTAGCTGCCGGAATAGCAATGCTTATTTGGTGGCTAGTTAAGAAACTTTTGGAATGGCTATATGACTTACTATAATTTCATAGATATTATAGTTGGAGAGATCTATAGCGATTATAGGAAAATAGTTGGACGATCATGCCAACGACGTGATATAATAGACAACATTGCGTATATTTCAGAAGCTGGAAACGCGCGGACAGCTATGGTGAGATTTATGGATTGCGTTTATATTTTCACATATGATGTAACAATGGAAAACCAGAACTTAAAAGTAGAAGTATTTAGGAGAATAAAATGAAAGAAACAAACAACAAAGCAGTAAAGACAATTAAAGAATTTGTAAAAGAGAACAAGAGCGAACTTGCATATTTAACTATAGGTATGCTATTTGGGTTGACAATTAAACAACAACCAACAATTGAAAGACGTTACTTTATATTTGATTCAGAAGCACTAGAAGATAAAAAGGAGAATAAATAAGATGACAATTAAAGATTTAGGAATTAAAGCACTAAGAACAATTAAGAAGTATAGCCCAGAGATATTACTAGCAACAGGTATCGGTAGTGGTATTGCTGCAGGATATTTCACATACAAGAAGTCTGAAAACGTACACCAATATTTGGATAACATGGAAAGACTTATGGAAGAAGAAGGATACGAACCAACTAAGAAAGAATTAGTAATTGATATTAGTAAAGAACTAGCAATTCCTATAGTATTAACTATAGGATCTATAACAGCCGTAGTAGCTTCTTATAAGATTCAAAACAACAGAATACTTGGTCTATCTGCAGCATTAACAGCTACAACAGCCGAATACACAAGATTCCAAAATAGAACTAAAGAAGTTGTTGGCGAAAAGAAGTATGAAGAAATCAGTCACCCAGTTGTAAAAGAAACAGTTACAAATGAAGAAGGTAAAGAAGTGGAAACAACCACACCAGTTGAAACATTATTCGATGGCGTTTGGTGGAAGAATTCAGAATTCGCAGTAAGCGATGACTTTGACTACAACATGCAATATGTAGAGTCACTTAAGGCGCAATTAGAACTGACTCAATTTAACAAGAACGGTTTAGTCCTAAATGAAGTACTAGAGACTTTAGGTATGGACAAATCTAGACAAGGAGCGCTTCTAGGCTGGATGGGAGCAAACTTTGGAATGGAACCAGAACTAGTATTTGTCACTGACGAATATGGTAAGAAACAAAGAGAAATCTATATTAGATGGGACCACAAGCCAACCTATATTTACGATAAAGTAAATTATGACTCTCCTTACTTCTTTAGCTAATGCCTAAGTGCGCAGTTAAAAGAACATGTATGGCATATTCAGTCTTTGTGGGGGATCGAACCGCGGAAACGGTCCTCCCAAATTGGCTGAAAGATGCATACGATTCAGTCTATGAAGATGAATACAGATATTGGGTAACAGCAAAAATCAAGTTAATTGGTGGTGGATTAGTGCCATTCGATGAAGTATTACTTGAGGGCTATGACATATTCTTGAGAAATTTCGCAGGTCGTGTTATGAGAATTACTCTTGATCAGTTTAATTCAGATCTGGAAATGATTGCAGATGGTACCGTTGCAAGAAAGCAAGATACTTATAGCTACTTTATATATTCTGAGAAAACACCAATTGAAGAGTACGGTGACGAGGAGCGTTATATTATAGAAACTCGTAAGCCAAAAGATTCGGATGTATTTATCAGAACAGGAGAGGGTAAGTACAACCACATGCCATATTGTGTATTCAGAGATCGTTATTATTTCTTAGGTAACGGAATAGATTGGGATAGGTTCTATGAGTAGAAGAGTTAAAATGTCAAAGAAGGAACGACACGATCTGTCCATAGCAAAGATGGAAAAACACAAAAGAGAAATGGAGCAGGTATACCAATCTGCTCTTGTCGTTGCTATGCATGCCAGTTGTTTATATTTGAGAGATAAACAAGGTTATGGCAAGAAGAGACTTGGAGACTTTGTTGAAGGTTTCGCAGAGATCGTCCAGGATATCAGTGATGGATATTTAGACTTCGAAGACATCATTAATACAATTGAAGAAGAAACAGGAATTAAAATAAAAGTGGAGGATATTTATGGACACAAGAAAAATTCTTAAAGGTATAGGATTAATAGGTCTTGGTGCTGGTGTAGGTTATGGTCTATACCAAGCATACAAGCACTACAAAGCAGATGAAGCTAAAGCTATTAAACATGCAGAAGAGTATATAGCTGAGCAAGAACAAAAGATGAAGGATGCCGATCCAGTAGGCAGCCATAAGGAAGATATTGTGAAATCCAATAATGGGTCAGAGTCAGAACAAGCGTGGATTGAATATATGGAAGAAGGAAAGATAGAAAAACAAGTAGCACAAGCTAGACCTGTAATGTCTAACAAGGTCTATAACTTAACAAGAGGGGTGGACACTTTGAGATACGATGCAAACAGTGAAGAGGCATACGACCAATATGCAGCAATGATTATGTCTGATTATGAGATTGATCCAGACGTACACGAAACATTAAAGAGATTATTCAATTATACTATAGGTGTATATAATAGAAGAGATGGCATAGTTAGAGAAAACATTATCGAAGACAGAACAAGATTCTTTGGTAAGGACTCTAGGTTTATCATGGACATGACAATGGCAGAAATGGTTATATTCTATGCTGATAAATTAAGTGACGATATTGGTATGGATATCGTTGAAGCTATGCGTATCATCTTAGGAGCAATTGAACTTACACCTGATAGACCAAACGATGTGTACGAAGCAACTGTATCAGATCTTACTACACACAACTATTGGAACTCAGACATGAGATACGGTCTATTCGGTATCCAAGAAGAAGAGTACAATGAACTCTACGAATTCCCAGAAGTAGCAATTCACTCTGATAAAGATATTTCATACGACATGGAATACTCAGTATTTATGGACCACTATGCTGATGAACTTATTGAGGAGCAACTAAATGGACAACGTTAATAAACCTAATCATTATATGCTCGATGGAATTCCCGGGGTAGAAGTTAAAGATGTCATTAAGGCCGTATTAGGCAAAGACACTGTTGGCTTTTACTTAGGGAATGTCCTTAAGTATATGCTCAGATTTAAAAAGAAGAATGGGCTTGAAGATCTAAAGAAAGCTCGTTTATATTTGGATTGGGCGATCGAGGATTATGGTGAAGACATCCCAGTTAAGATCGATGTTAGGGATCAATTACTGGTGGATGTTTTAAAGAACACAACCATATATTCGGCTAATGGATATATAGATAGAGCAGTGTATACAGATCCAGAAACTCATAAAACAACATCAGTTGATATCAACGATAGCAAATATGACGAGTATATTGTTAGACAAGTCTATGCTGAGGAGGCTAGAAATGAAGAAAAAGCCGGTGAAGATTGCTGAACAACTGGACTTTTTTGATGATATTTATGAGGAATGTGCTAGTTGTAGTAGGAAAAACTGTAGGAATTATAAGATGAATTCCAAGGCAGATACGGTGTTTATCACCAGAAATGTGCCAAATTGTAAGATTTGTAAGAAAAACGAAAAAAAATAGGAAAAATTTCTTACAGCTGTAAACGTTGAAATTCCAACGTTTGTAAGGGGTTGTAAGAAAAAATATGCTTTTTTTGCTATTTTTGCTATAGGAATTACAAGTAATTTTATAATAAAAATAGGGAATTTTGTGAATTTTTTCATACAAGGTGCTCTAAGTGTTGAAATTTCAACGTTTGTGGCGTATGAAAAATTTTTAAAAATTTCTTACACTCGATTTTTTCATACAACTAGTCATATTTGCATAAAAATGATAGGAGACGACTAAAACAAATGGATTTTTATAGAATTCAAACCGTTTGGGATCAACGATCAATAAAGTTCCCTGTCTACAAGATTCAACCTATATTTCAATTTAAGGATAGCAAAGATCTAGTTTGTAAAGGTGGAGACATGTACGCTTTCTGGGATGGCGATCATTGGAACACAAGTATTAACGATCTCGTAGCAAGAGTGGATAATGATATTTACAGAGAGCTTCAAAAAGTAAAAGATCAAGAAGCCAACCCTCTTGCACAATATAGTATTAAGTTAATGTCCGAACATACATCAAATGTTATGAAGGAATTTGCTCAGTATTGCAAGCTAAGAGATCATTCAGATATTGCGTTCAACACCAAGATTATATTTTCAGAAGACACTCCAAAGCGAGAAGACTATAGTACCACTCAATTAAAGTATACCCCTAAGCCTGGAGATACTCCTGCTTTTGATAAGTTATTTACAAAGCTATATGATCCAGAAGAGCTCGATAAAATAATGTGGTTCATAGGAGCGTTGTTAACTAACAACATGAAGAACATTCAAAAGTTCATGTATCTCTATGGTTCTAAGGGTAGTGGTAAAGGAACTGTTATAAACTTATTTGAGTTGTTGTTTGAAGGTTATCATGCTGTTATCGATCTGGCCAGGTTAACAGGTAGCAGTGAATTCGCAACTTCTCAAGTAAGAGAGGTTCCGCTATTGATTGACAGTGATAGTAAGATTAATAGAATTAAGGATGACACCAATCTGTTAAAACTAACTTCGCATGAGACTCTCAGCGTGAACATGAAACACAAGCAAATTTATGATGTAACATTTGAGGGGCTACTAATTACTGCATCTAACCAGAGATACCAAGTTAACAATATTGATTCAGGTATTACTCGTAGAGCAGTCGTAGTTCACCCAAGCAACCGAAGACATTCAAGTACTGATTATCATGACTTAGTATCTAAGCTACCATTCGAGCTTGCACATATTGCTTACAAATCTATTCAACGATTTGAAGAAATGGGCCCATATTATTATGAAGACTATGTGGATCTCGAAATGGCAGAAGCTACTGATCATATTTTCGCATTTGTTAGAGAGCATGCAAATGTACTTGGCGATCCGGTAACATTGAAGAAAGCATCTGAGTTGTACCGTTTATATTTAGAAGATATAGGATTTGACACAAGTGGATACAAGAAAAAGATTAAAGAAGAGCTTAAAAGGTATTATACTACCTTTGAGAAACAGGCAAGAATAGAAGGTGAGGTGGTATCGAACGTGTATTCAGGTTTTAAATACAATTTAGTATTCCCAAACAAAGACAATCTACCAGGGCCACTCACAAAAGTTGATGAGACAGAACAGCTATTAGACAAGTTAGGTCTGAAGATGCAAAACTCTATATTTGATGAATTGGCAGAAACATATCCTGCACAATACACAAACGATAGAGGCAACCCAATGTATAAATGGGATAACGTTAAGACTACCTTGAAAGATATTGACACAAAGAAACTGCACTATGTACGCCTACCTTTAAATCATATTGTAGTGGACTTTGATATTAAGGATGAAACAGGTAGTAAGAGTTTATATTTGAATTTAAAAGAGGCATCAAAGTTTCCAAAGACCTACACCGAACTTTCGAAAAGTGGAGCTGGGGTGCATTTACATTATATTTACGATGGTGATGTGAGTGTACTGGAAAAACTTTATGATGAGGATATTGAGGTGAAAGTATTCACTGGCAAGTCTGCACTTAGAAGACGAGTCACAAAATGTAACAACCTCGAACCTGTTCATATTTCGACAGGATTGCCTGAGAAAGAAAGGAAAGCAAAATTGTACGATGATGTATCAATAATGATTTGGAACGAAAAGAAAATGCGAAAAGTCATTATTAATAACTTAAAGAAAAAGTACCACCCAAATACTAAACCGTCGGTGGACTTTATAGTAAACGTATTTGATGAGGCGCAGAAGCAAGATGTCAAGTATGACCTTAGAGATCTTAAACAAGATATTCTAGTCTTTGCAGCAACATCAACTAATCAATCTGAGTATTGTGTGAAGGCGGTTAATAATATCAATTACTGCACAATCGAGGATGAGGAACAGGACATACTCCAAAAGAGCTCTAAAATCGTCCCAGACGATCATATTACGTTCTTTGATATAGAAGTATTCCCTAACCTATTTGTCGTCTGCTACAAGCGTTTAGGTGAGAAACAGGTGCATAAGCTAATTAACCCAACACCAATACAAATCGAAACAGTATGTAAACGACCTTTAATGGGTTTCAACAACAGACGATATGATAATCATATTATGTATGCAGCTATATTAGGCCAATCAAATATTAATTTGTTCAGACAGTCACAAAGAATCATTAATAAAGAGTCTGGTGCTTTCTATGGTGGGGCATATGAATTGAGTTATGCGGATATTTATGAGTACAACTCAAAGAAGCAGTCCCTCAAGAAATGGGAAATTGAATTAGGTATTCACCATGATGAGTTGGAACTTCCTTGGGACCAACCAGTAGATCCAAGTATGTGGGAAAGAGTTGCAGAGTATTGTTGTAATGACGTGTTAGCAACTGAAGCAGTATTCAAAGCAACATACGAGGACTATGAAGCCAGATTGATTATATCTGAGTTAAGTGGCCTAAGTGTAAACAGTAAGACACAGGATCACGCGAGAGCGTTTATATTTGATGGCCTTGGTGAAAAACAAGCCATGGAAGAATTAGTATACACAGACTTATCTAAAGAATTCCCTGGATACAAATATGAATTTGGCAAGTCAACATACAAAGGCAAGGATGTTAACGAGGGTGGAAGAGTAGTATCAAACCCAGGCATATATCATAATGTGGGTCTATTTGATATTGCATCCATGCATCCAAACTCTGCTATACAACTTAATGCTTTTGGTAAGTACACAGATAGATTTAAAGATCTAGTAAATGCTAGACTTGCTATAAAGCATAAAGACTTTGATAAAGCTAAGAAGATGTTCGGCGGAGCCTTGGCACCATATTTGGACAAGGATAAATCTAAGAACTTATCATATGCCTTAAAGATTATAATTAATATTGTGTATGGTATGACTTCTGCTAAGTATGCAAATGCTTTCAGACACCCAGACAATAACGACAACATAGTCGCTAAGCGTGGCTCTTTATTTATGGTCGATCTGCAAGAGGCTGTTGAAAAAGAAGGTTATGAAGTTGTTCATATTAAGACCGACTCAATTAAGGTTGCAAATGTCGATCAGCATATTGCCGACTTTATTATGGAGTTTGGTAAAAAGTATGGGTACACCTTTGAGTGGGAAGCTACTTATGAAACAGTATGCCTAATTAATAAAGCAGATTATGTATTCCATAATGAGAAGAGAGAACTCGAAGATGAAGTTGTGCAAGAGTGGGGTGTAACAGGAGCTATATTAGCCAAGCCTTATATATTCAAGACACTATTTACAAAAGAGCCTCTTACTGAATCAGACTTTGCAATCGTTAAAGAAGTTAAGGACGCATCTATATATTTAGGTGACAAGTTCATAGGAAGAATTGCAGAGTTGTATGCAAGTATATCTGGGCAAGAAGCGAAGAGAGTAAAAGATGATGGCACAGAAGGCGCACTCAATGGAACCAAAGGTTATATGTGGAGATTGATGTCGGACTATCAAGGATTCGAAGATTTAGAAATGCGATATTATCATGACGCAGTTGAAGCGGCTTACAAAAAGATTGCCGAAGTTGGAGATCCTACTGAGATAACAGACTATCGACCAAGAACATAAAATCGCACAAAATACAAAGCCTATTATAGAGAGAGACCGGGTGTGGCTCTCTTTTTATATTTTTTAGTAGAAAGAATGAAAGGAAAGCACTATGAAATTTAAAATGGAACGTAACAATTTAATGGTAGAAGATGCTGAGATTGGTTTTAGAAACTTCGCAGGTGTCGTAGGGCCATATAATAAAACAGGTGAGAAATCATTTGTTATATTTTTAGATCCTAAAGATGCAGAAGATTTAGAAGCCAAGGGTTGGAATATTAAATGGCCTAAAGAGCGTGATGATATTCCACCAGAAGAAGATACTAGAAAACCATATTTCAATGTTAAAGTTGAATTTGGAGAGTATCCACCAAAATGCGTGCTTATCGCAAATGATGTAGTGACACAATTAGATGAGTTAGGAGTAGCACAATTAGACACAGCAGAGATTGAGAAAGTGGATGTTATCATTAATCCATATCACTGGACTGTGAACGGTAAGTCAGGTATTAAAGCATATTTGAATTCAATCTATGTAACCATAGTTACAAATGATTTCATTGAAAGATATGGAATCTAATATTGAACTTCTCCCAGAGCAACAGAAGGCTCTTGAGAAATTACACTCAGGAGCTGTTCTTCTAGGAGGAACTGGAAGTGGCAAAACTTACACTTCCTTATTTTTCTATAAGCAGAACTATGCTTATCTGCCACTGTATGTTATAACTACAGCAAGGAAAAGGGATGAGAAAGATTGGGAATACGAAGGTAATGATGTTGGTGTTAAACCACATGTAGTTGATTCTTGGAACAATATTACTAAGTATTCTCAAGTTAAACACGCATTCTTTATTTTTGACGAGCAAAGGGCAGTTGGATACGGTAAATGGGGTAAGACCTTTATATCTATAGCTAAGCAGAATAAATGGATTATGTTATCAGCGACACCAGGAGATAAGTGGATAGACTTCATGCCTATATTTGTCGCTAACGGCTACTATAAGCATAAGACAGATTTTGTGAAACAACATGTAGAGTATAATCCTTATGTCAACTTCCCACAAATTAAGAAATATCATAATGTTGAAAAATTACAGTCTATAAGAAATCGTATAATGGTGCCAATGCATGTTAGATCTCGTACATCACAGCATCATCATTACATCTCGTTAGATGGTGATTTATCAGTGTACAATGATATTTACAAAAATCGATTTAATACTCGAGAGAATAGACCTATAAGAAATGTATCTGAGTTAATGTCGGAATTAAGGCGATCAATTAATGATCATATTTCTAGGATTGAGTGTGCTAGTTTTCTTATTAGCGCCATACCAAAAGTAATTGTATTTTATAATTTCGATTACGAGTTGCAGATACTCCGCAATATTTGTAATGAGTTCGAGTTAACATATTCTGAATGGAATGGCCACAACCATGATCCAATACCAGATACAGACGAATGGGCATATTTAGTACAATATACAGCAGGTGCAGAAGCATGGAATTGCGTAGAGACAGATACAATTATATTCTACTCATTAAACTACTCATACAAAATCATGAAGCAGGCAATTGGTAGAATAGACAGACTTAATACCAAATTTGTAGACTTACACTATTATTACCCTTATATTCATCATTCAATCGATGATGCTATTTTAAAAACTATTAAGAACAAGAAAGTTTTTAATCAGTCCACTTGGGCTAAGAAGGAGGGATTCATATTTTAGAAAGAGATTTCCAAAAGAGTTTCTTGGACAAAGTGAGGAAAATAAAGCCTGGCGCTATAATTTTGAAAAACGATGCAAACTATTTGCAAGGTGTACCAGATTGGATAGTTCTTCATGGGACGGGAACATTCATATTTGAAATAAAGGCTCATAGCAAAGCTAGTAAGCAGCCTAATCAAGAGTATTATATTAGACAGTTACAATACATGGGATATTATGCAGCAATTGTATATCCTGAGAATGAAGAGGAGATACTGAATGAGATTCAATGACCATAGTGATCTAGAAGGACAACATGCATTTCTATCACCTAGCGGCTATCATTGGATCAATTATGAAGATAGTAAATTGGTAGAGAGGTATAACAATTACCGAGCATCTTTGAAAGGTACAGAGCTTCATGAGCTTGCGTCAGGTCTTATTAAGAATAAGATAAAATTAGCTGATCATAGAAAGGCTATTAACCAATTTGTAAATGATTGCATTGGTTTTAGAATGGACTCTGAAGTCTCTCTATATTACAGTCCAAATTGTTTTGGCACTGCAGATGCTATATCTTTCAAAGACAATAAGTTAATGATATTTGATTTAAAGACTGGCAAGACGAAAGCGTCTTATAGCCAGCTTGATGTGTATGCTGCTTTATTTTGTCTAGAATATGGAATGGATCCATTTGAAATAGAGATAGAAGAACGCATATATCAAGGAAGTGGCTACACTATTAACACACCAACACCTGAATTAGTCAATCGAATAATGCAGAAGATTATTGAATCAGATATCATTATAGAAAAATTAAAGTTAGAGGCGTAAGATGCATGACAATTTATTACATTACGGAACTAAAAGGAAATCAGGACGATATCCATGGGGCAGTGGAGAAGACCCATATCAATCTGAGCATTGGTATCTAATTAATAAAATCGACTCTTATCGTGAGAAAGGTCTCGATGATACTGAAATTGCTAAGAAAATGGGTATGACTACCACAGAACTAAGATCCAAAGTTACCCTAGCTAACAAAGAGATTAAGAAAGCAAAAATGGAAGCTATCGTTCGTCTTAAAGAGCAAGGACACTCTAATGTCGATATTGCTAAAAAGTTGGATATTTCTGAATCATCCGTCAGAGATTATATTAAGAAAAACACCAATGAAGGTAACAAGAAGACAGCAATTGATAACACCGTAAATGAATTAAAGAAGGGTGTTGCCGACTTTGGATATTTGGACGTTGGTGTAGGAGTCGAGAGACAGTTAGGTATATCTAAAGAAAAACTTAGAGCTGCCAGAAAGCAATTGTTAGATGAAGGCTATTATGAACATGATATTTATGTTCGTCAGATGACCGATCCTAATAAATGGACTACAATCAAGGTTCTAACAAAAGAACCAGATGTTAAGAAAGTAAATGAGCACAAATATGATATTCGAAGCTTAGAAGTATGGTCTGAAGATGGTGGCCTTACCATGCAAGGTATCAAACCACCTAAAAAGATAGACCAAAAGCGTATATTAATACGATATGGTGATGAAGGTGGAGTTGATAGAGACGGATTAATCCAAATGCGAAGAGGTGTAGAAGATTTAGACCTCGGTAACTCAAAGTATGCTCAAGTTCGTATTGGCGTTAAGGGTGATTTATATTTGAAAGGTATGGCTTTATATTCTGATGACATACCAAAAGGTTATGACCTTATATTTAACACTAACAAACCAAAAGGTACACCACCTGAGAAAGTCTTTAAAGAAATGAAAGATAATAAAGACAACCCATTTGGTGCTACTATATTAAGACAGAAAGGTGCTTTGAACATTGTTAACGAGGAAGGTACTTGGCACGAGTGGTCAGGTAAAGTAGCTTCACAGTTCCTATCTAAGCAGCCAGTAAGTTTAGTAAAAGAACGTCTTGATGCTACTTATAAATCTATATTTAAAGAGTATGAGGACATTCAGAACCTAACAAACCCTGTTGTTAAAAAGCATATGATGCAGGAGTTTGCTGATGGCTTAGACACTAAAGCTAGAGACTTAAAAGCAAAAGGGCTTGCAAGGACTAAGTCGCACGTTATATTACCATATCCTGAGATGAAACCAAACGAAATTTACGCCCCTAATTATAAGAATGGGGAGCGTGTTGTATTAGTTAGGCATCCTCATGGTGGTAGGTTTGAAATACCAGAGCTAGTTGTTAATAATAAGGCTGCTAAGCCAAAGAAGGAGTTAAGAGATGCTATAGATGCAGTCGGTATACATCCTTCTGTAGCTGCTAAGTTATCTGGTGCTGACTTCGATGGTGATACCGTTTTAGTTATCCCAAACAACAGTAGGAAAGTTAAGACAGCTAAGTCACTACAAGGCTTAAAGAACTTTGACCCAAACATGTACCAAAGAGATCATAAAACAATCACAAAAGAGTACATGCAAACGCAAATGGGCATTGTATCTAATCTAATTACAGACATGACAATCAAAGGCGCTACTGATTCTGAGTTAGCTAGAGCTACCAGACACTCGATGGTTGTTATAGACTCATACAAGCATAACTTAGACTACAAGCAATCAGCCAGAGACAATGGTATAGCCGCCCTTACAAAGAAATACCAAGAGCGTATTGATCCCGCCACAGGTAGAAAGAGAAAGGGTGCAGCTACACTTATATCTCGTGCTAAGAATGAGAACATTGGTCAGTTTGATTTTGTAGATGACAGCGGTTCTAAGAAGGCAAGGCGTAAACAATCTCAAATGGATGTCGTAAAAGATGCCCGCCTCCTTTCTACAGGTACCCCTGTTGAAAATGCGTATGCTGACTATGCCAATAAACTAAAAGCCCTTAAGAATGAGAGCCTCAAGTCTATTGACCGCATACCTAAAGTAAAAAGAGACCCCGCCGCAGCTAAAAAGTACGCCAAGGAAGTTAAGAGCCTAGACGATAAACTTAACGCTGCTCTATTAAACGCACCCCGTGAAAGACAAGCCCAGCTATTAGCGACCAAGACTTACTATAAGAATGTTAGCAGTGAAATGGATAAAAAAGAAAGACAAAGATTACGTTCACAAGCTTTAGCAGGCGCAAGAGCTCGCACCATTCCAGGAAAGACCCATACCAAAGAATATGTGGACATCACCGATAAAGAATGGGAGGCTATACAAAGTGGGGCTGTGTCTCAAACGAAGCTCACACAAATACTCTACAACGCCCGTGCAGATAGGGTCAAGCAATTAGCTACCCCTAAGCCTAGAACAAAGATGACCAACGCTAAGATTACAAGAGCCCGCTTATTATTAGATAAGGGTTACACCATAGCAGAAGTGGCCGATAGTTTGGGAGTATCCACATCTACAATAGTGGATAATGTGAAAGGATAGACATGAAACTATACGAATTAACTTTGGAGGAGTGGAAAGCTTTAGACCCGTTCGATGATGAAGACGTCCTAACAACCCTTGACAACCCATACAATCCTAAAGAAGACTTTGATAAGTGGTATGCTTGGGATACACAGAATGGTTACAACACAAGTGAGTACTTAGCAAGACTTGCTAACTATGATGTTGACAAAGATGACGAAGAAGTAATGAAACTTAAGAATCATCGAGCAATGATGGAAGCTTTGTTATACAATGAAGACAAATACAAAATTGTTTAGAAACAAAACCAAAAACCATAATAGTAGATATCAATTTCTACTTTTTTGGACAAGATTAGTTAAGAAAATTCAAAATTCAAATAAAAAAAATAAGAAAATATATATAAACAGAAAGAAACGAAGGGGGAGAGGGTGCAAATAAGTCACCCCCTACCTTCAA